CATATTATAAGGTAATAACATTCCACCTAGTCCAATAATTTTGTCTACCCATGACATATCAACACCATTTTCATCTAAATCCCTTTTAATAGGTGTTAAAATTTCTTTATAAATTCTTTGTTGATTAAAATCTTCTGTCGTAATTTTTTTTCTGTTTAAATCTGTAGCTATGTTAATACTTTTTACCATTGCTCTTTGAACTGCTAATTGTTGATTTGCATTTAATTCAATAAATGCATTTGTACGCATTAATTTATCTATTTCATAACCTAATTTATCCTTTTGTTTCTCTAATATAGGTAATTGAGCTATTTTATTGTTTGTATCTGCTACTTTATTTGCAATTTCCTGCTTTGTTGCTAAATTTCGTAATTGTACGCCCTCTACTAAACCGGGCATCATACCTCGTAATCTTTCTACATCTAAATCTTTGAATTTAGTATTGCTTGCTACGTATAACGCATCAGCTCTTGTTTTACTTATTTGAGCGTTTATAAGGTCATTTTGTAATTCTGCGTTTTTTGTTTGTTGGTCTAGCATCTTAATTTGAGAACTTTTTGCTAATACACCCTGAAAATCAGGTGCTTGTGGTGCTACATAATCTGTACTTCGTACAGGTTGTGCAGTGTTTTGTTGGTTATATATAAGGTTCGGATTTAATCCTGCCTCCTTATATCTTTGCATTTGTTGTTTTGGATTGTTATAAGCGTTTTGTCTGTTCCAATCTGCTAATGCATTTTTTCTGTTTTGACTATTTGTAAATAGTTGTGAGCCTGTATTGAATAGGGTTGTTCCTATACTTGCCCATGCGTCTGCTGATAATCCCATACTTTTTGTTTTTTTTGTTTTTTTTTGACACTATCGTCTATTTGTTTTTGTTCATTTCGTTGTGCGTCGTACCTCCTTCTGCCTAATTCACTTTCCAAATATAACTCTTTGGTGTCAATAAGCACTAATATATCAAGAGTATTAGTGCTTATTACTGACGCGCTGCGCTTGTCTTGATTAAAACAGCCATGCAAACAAGTTTGCACAGCCGTTTTACTCTGTTAATCAAGATGTTCCACATCTTGAGATTGGATATCTTCAATATCCTTTTTTGACAACTTTTGGTCAGTTGTTATTGTTGTGCTCTTTAAACGAGCTTCGATTTCAGCAAGTTCCTGACGAGCAGCTATTTCAAGTTCTTGCCTTTCTGCTAAATCGAGTCTGCGCGGATCCACTCCGTCGCCGTCTTCACCTTCGTAAATTGGTTCTTTACTACCTCCGAGTGGTAAACCGCTCGCATATCTTCTTACCAATTCTCTAATAGACATTGTTTGGTCTGGTATTGTTTGGCTTGGGCCAAATCCTTTTTCATGGTCTTTCTCTAATTGACCATAATTCATAAAATTTTTAATTTTCATAGTTTTGTTTTCTTTCATATTCTGAATCTTTGTACATTTTTTTAAATGCTCTTAATCCCTGTTCCATTTGCATTCTTTCCTTTTCATATACTGAACCATAAAATTGTAACATTTTTTCGTCTTCTTTTTCACCAATTTTAACCATGTGTTCATTAATTTTATCCTTTTCTATCTCTGTATAGATTTTATCTTTGAAATATCTAGGCATTGCTATCTTTTTACCATCTTCAATAGGTACATACATACGATTTAATAAATCATTTTTATGCCAATTAATCATTTGTTGAGTCATATAATTCTTTCCTAAACCTTTTGACATTACAGCAAATTCTTTTTTTCTATCATCATTTTGATGCATTGGTATTTTAGATTCTTTACACATATATTTTAACGTATAACCGATAGAGGCAGCACTAACATTACCAATATGACAAGAGCCAATAGGCTTATTATTAATAGTCCAAGAATCGATAATATGTTCTTGATTAGCGTTAAAAAGAATGATATGATAATGTGGTCGCTTTTTTTGACTTCCATATTCCCCAACTGCATAGTATTTAATTTTTTCATGTGTCCTTTTTCTTAATCTTTTGAAAAATTTTTGTAAATCTTGTAAATCAAGATTCATGAATCCATTTTTTGTAATTGGTACATATTCTGTATCGTATGTTAATGTAATAAAGAGAGCGGAATTACTCCGCTCTCCTTCTTTTACTAATCTAAACGACCATCCACTTGTACGGCGTTTTTTACATGGGGGGCATTTTCCACATGGTAATGGCATGTATTCGCCTCTTATAGGTTCTTTTTTATAAAAAGGTGTTATACATCTTGTACTCATGTTTAAAACATTGGTGTACCAAATTTTGGCATAGGTCTAATTGCCTTAATTTTATTTAATACGTGACAATATAATGATTGTACTCCATCTTCTACAGCAAATACACGTTTAGTTGGTTCGCATTCTACAAATGCTGCACTTAATGATGGTTGTTCATCAAATATCCTACCTAAATGCCAAAAATCTAATTGATTTCTAAAATCAGCTGCTACACGTGATGGCATAAATTTATATTCACTATAACGGGGAACATAACCAAATGTATCTTCTCCTGTTGCAGTATATGCATAAAGTTCATTATTAACTACTGGTTGTTCTCCAATGTGAGCAAATGATGGCCAATAATAATCTAATGTATCATTTTTTAGGAAAGTTTTAGGTATACCCTGTTGATATGCAGTTTTAGGCATAACTGACATAATACCAATAATATAACCATGTTCTTCACAATAATATGAACCTGAACGACCTGAACTTACTGACATTCCATGACCAGCCATATTACCTTGTGGTAAACCTGCTGTTTCGCCTGTTGTATTTACTATTTCACTAATAATTACAGGGGATTTTACTCCTGTAATATACTCTGGTCTTTGTAAACGCTTATCTGATGATTTAACACCGAAATGTGTTAAAATACTTTCTATATAACGAGTACCACCTCTAGCATTCTTTTCTAACCATTCTTGTAATCTAAATGCACGGCGCAAATCGTTGATGGTTGTTGGTTGTAATTCTAAACCATCTGTTTCAGCAAATAATTGATTTGGTGCATAAGGAGGTGTAGGTAATGCAGCATTAACTGTAATACTACTTGGTGAACCTGTTAAAGTTGTTGTTGAACCACTAGTTTTTACTAAAACATCACCTGAAATTTCTCCTAATGGGATATCTACTGCTGCGCCTTTTTGAGCAAAAGGTAATGATGCTGTAAAATAATCATGTTCCCATGCTCTCTTTCTTAATTGTGTTAATTCTCTTATTCTTTCAAATCCACCTGAACCGGCACTGCCATCCTCTAACTTATAATTTACTGGAGCAATTAAATTTTGGTCACGATAATATTCGTTATAGATACACTGATAAGCAGCAAAAGGTAATGCATTAATTTGAACATTTGTACTTCCATTTTCAGGTGAAGGTACACCTAAATAATCTGCTGTTAAAGCTGCAGTAGTTCCTGATAAACTTGGAGTTAAATTTTCAGGTTCAAAATTAGCTGAATTGATATAAGGCATTACTGCGCCTGAATTAGCATCAGTTATAAACTTTTCCCAATTATCCCATAAAATACGGTTTGGTACAAAGAAATAATGCATACTTACGTCCATTCTATGCATTACTGGAGCAATTAGTGGTGAAAATCTAATTAATGATTCACAACCAATTTCAAATTTGTCTCCGGGTACACATTCTAATGTTAATATGGGTGTTAAATTACCCATATCTGCTGACAATTTCACGTCGTGCGTGAGGTCGAAGACATTCTTTTTAGGTCTTTCGAGTTTAATGGAATTGAATAAATTTTTTCCCATTTTTGTTTATGTTTTAATTTTTTAAATAGGGGGTGACTAACCCCCATTTGTTATAGTCGAATTCCGCCGCGTGATACATAATATGTACGGCTTACTTTACGTCGTTTGCCATAACTGCCCTTTCGAGATGTTCGGCGATAGCTCCTTCTTCGCATGTTTTTGTTTTTAGTTTGTTATTAAAATATTTGTATAATGCCTGTTCTACGTACTTTTTAAGTAATTCTTTTTCGGACATGTCTGCCGTATTATATAATTTTATTAACCTTAATATTTGGTCTTGTGTATATAATCTCATTATTTAAATTTTGGCAGTATTTTACCCATATTATAAGGTAATAGTGTTCCTGCTATGTTAGTAATAGTATTAATCCAATCCATATCTATATTATTATCCTCTGATTTATATGCACTTTTGGCTGCATTTCTAATTTGAGTCATTATAGCCTCTTGATTAAAATCTTCTGTTACTACTTTTTTTCTGTTTAAATCTGTTGCAACATTAATAGATGCGACCATAGCTTTTTGAATGGCTAATTGAGCATTTGCGCTTTTTTCAATAAAAGCGTTAGATCTAAATAATCTATCTACTTCATAACCTAATTTGTCTTTTTGTTTTTCTAAAATAGGTAATTGAGCAATTTTATTTTTTGTATCTGCTGATTTGTTTGCAATATCTTCTTTCATAGATAAATTGCGTAATTGTACTCCTTCTACTAATCCAGGTAGTACACCTCTTAATCTTTCTGTATCTAAATCTTTAAATTTAGTGTTACTTGCTACATATAAAGCATCTGCATTTGTCTTATTAATTTGAGCTTGTATTGCAGTATTTGTTAATTCTGCATTTTTTAACTGCTGGTCTTGTAACTTAATTTGAGCACTTTTTGCTAATACACCCTGAAAATCAGGTGCTTGTGGTGCTACATAATCTGTACTTCTTACTGGTTGTGCAGTGTTTTGTTGGTTATATATAAGATTCGGATTTAATCCTGCCTCCTTATATCTTTGCATTTGTTGTTTTGGATTGTTATAGGCATTTTGTCTGTTCCAATCTGCTAATGCGTTTTTTCTGTTTTGACTATTTGTATATAGTTGTGAGCCTGTATTGAATAAGGTTGTTCCTATACTTGCCCATGCGTCTGGTGATAATCCCATACTTTTTGTTTTTTTTGTTTTTTTTTGACACTATCGTCTATTTGTTTTTGTTCATTTCGTTGTGCGTCGTACCTCCTTCGGCCTAATTCACTTTCCAAATATAACTCTTTGGTGTCAATAAGCACTAATATATCAAGAGTATTAGTGCTTATTACTGACGCGCTGCGCTTGTCTTGATTAAAACAGCCATGCAAACAAGTTTGCACA